TGCGAAGGATGAGTTCACGGAGCAGCTCTGCCAGCGACTCGAACGGGTGACCATCGAGAACCGCAACGCGCTCGACGTGATCGCCTGCTACGACGCTCCCGATGCCTTCCATTTCGTCGATCCGCCCTATGTGAACTCAGACTGCGGCCACTACGAGGATACGTTCAACGAGCAGAATATGGAGCAGCTCCTGCAACTGCTCGAAACCGTCAAGGGAAAGTTCATGCTCACGATGTTCCCGTTCGATATGATCGACCGGTATGCCCAGAAGAACGGATGGATTATCCACCGTGTCGAGCGGACGATCAGTGCCTCGAAGTCGAGTCGCCGAAGGCAGGAGGAGTGGATGGTCTGCAACTACGAGGAGCGGGCGCAGGCGTCCCTGTTCGAGGGTGGATATTTAGGCGAGTGAGGCGGAGCCGGCATTGGTTCAACTTGATGCAGAACACCGTTCGAGCGGCAGTCAAAAGCCATTCGAACGGTGCTTTTTTGTGTGCGTGTGCGAAATTTTCGTCGCTTTTCGTTTTGGGCTAACTCGACCACCGAAAAGTCGCATCTGGTTCTGAATTCCGTCGCATTTGGTTTTGCCGATTATACTTAATCGTATGAACATCGAGTCCCGCCGCATTTTTCGACGTTTCGTAAACCGGAGCGAGGCGGTATTTCGAACCTTCGACAAGCACGGCGTCGGTCCAGTCGGCGGCGCCCTTTACGCGATACTGCACGCTGCCGCCATCGGGAACATTCGCAGCCGTAACGGTCGCGGTATTGGCCCACAGATCGGCATCGTTGTTATAGGCCAGAGCCGCCTTGCCCGTCAGGTGGCAGGTCAGGGTTTTGGTCGTGCTCTTGCCCTTCGCATCGGTCACTTTCAGAATGAATTTGTGATCCGAGGTTTCATTGTAAATCTGCGCGATCATCGGGACAAGCGCCGAAATATCGAACGTCAGGGCCGTTTTGCCCGAAACCGCCTCCCCCGAAGGGAACCCGAGCGCACCGAGCGCCTCGGCCATGCTGCCGGGATTCACGAGGTTCAGCTCGGCAGCCAGACCTACCGCTGCGAGCATTTCGTCCGTCAGAGCCGGCGAGTCGATCGTAACCGTGAAACCTGCAATCGCTCCGGGAGCCGTCACCGATACCTTGACCGACATCGGATTCGTGATCTCCTGCGGCTGGTCGATGTCACCGCCGTCCAATGCAATAGTCGGAACAGCGGGGGGGGGCGTCTCATCGTCCGTACCGTCATCCCCGCACGCCACGAAAAGGGCAGCCATCATGGCCATAGCCATGGTCATAGACACTAATTTTTTCATAATTATACTATTAAAATAAAAACTCTATTTGCAATTTTGAAGCAAAAATAGAGGACCGGCGCGACGGCGGCAAATTAATTCAACGAACCCCGGGACAATCATCACCAACAGGCCTTTTTCAATAACGAACAGAATCGGCGCGCAGAGGGGAACAGACCGGAGGAAAAGGCGACAGGGGTTAAAACAGCCGGGGAGCCCCCGGAGATGCGAAACAAAAAAAACGGCCGCACTTGCGTGCAGCCGTCGGTTTGGTAGTGGATAGGGGATTTTACACCTCTATTTCTCGCAAAACTTCTACTTGATTTTCAACAATATACGAATCAGAAAGTTTAATTAAAAATCACATTTTGTCCCGTATCTGTCCCGGGTATATCAAAAGAAAATCCAAAAAAAGAACAGTAAAAATAAAATACCCACCACAACCCCGATGATCCAATCAGCAGTAGAGGTTTTCCGATTCGCCTTAAAGTGGTATTCGACCTCTAATCGACGAATATAGTCTAATGCTTCATGATCGGTTAGGTGAAGTCTCTTTTTTATTTCTTCGCAGGCTAAGCTAATTTGCATTGATCCTCCACCTCTTTTCTTCACTATTCCAACAATTCTTCTATCAAAATCTTCCTTTGTTTTACCCAGCAAGATAACCTTTGCTTTATTCAGAGGAAATTGGTTGCAACAATTCTGACAAGTCAGTACAATTTTATTACTATTAATACCCCCGGCTAACAACCCAATAGGTCCTGCAATTAGACCTCCAGCAAGGGCTTTCCCCGCACCAAAGCCCTGCTTATTAGATATTAAATTCTTAGACCGACACCGAGGACAACATAAATATTCTTCCTGCTCGTCAACACTTGGTGTAGTAGATACAGAAATCGGATTTCCACAATTAGGACAACTGGCAGCATTTTCACTGACATCCCTTCCACATTCTGTACATTTAATTAAAGCCATATTTTCAAAGATTTAAGATTGTGTTCAATCGAATAAATCCGGAAAATATGGGTGGTAATCTTATATCTCCCAGATTCGATTATCCAACTGCGGAAGCGCCTCTATTTCCCTCTGAATCTGCGCCATCCACGGAAGCCTCATTGCGAGGGGGGGGGTTAAGTACCTTATTTATAACACTTTGCTGTTGCGCAATAACATCCTGTTGCGAACAAACCGTGTCGATCAACTGAGCCATCTTATCAAAAACCTCGCGCGGCATCTCAATTTTCAAATCCGTGTTCAGACTTGGAACCATATCCGGCATCTTATAACGCCCCTCAGATTCTATTTTAGTTATAAAATGGCTTGGAACCGGGCTTATTCCCCTCTCAATCCGTGAAATAAAAGCCTGCGTACAACTGAAATATTCAGCAGCCTCGCTTTGTTTCAGATTATTTATTTTTCTAAACGACTTAAAATCAAACATATAAAAATAAATTTACAAAATTTCAACACGAAGAACTTGTATATAACTTTTATATAAGTTATATTTGCATTTGTAATTACAAAAGTAACGCATTTGTAATTGCAAATATAAAACAATTTTAACCATTTCAAAATTCAACTCTATGTACACAAGTATTGAAAAGGCCCCGAGCTATGTATCACAACTACCGGACATTACAAAGGCCAAGAAAAACATCGTCGGAAAAGTTCGTCAACTGCTGACCGCCGCCCTGGGACGCGAGTTCATGGAACTCTCGACCCGTCACAAGGTTTACGGGCTCTATTTCTGCCTCTCGCTGATCGCTCTCTTCGCCTGGGACGAATCGCGGATTTGGCCGAACCTGCTGAACCTGCTGAATTTCGCCAACGCCGCACGGCTGGCGAATAAGACAGCGAAAAAATCGAGTGCCCAGAGATTAGGATAGTCGCTACACCACGCACTCGTGCCGAAGCCACCCGGGAGGGCCGCCAAGGCGACAAGGAGGGGCCCAGCCCCTTGAATGGCAGAGCCGGGCGCCCTCCTTGCTTTTTTTCAAACCACCAAACACCGGAACAATGAAAACGACAACACCAACAACAAAGGAAATCATCGAAATAATGAAACAGGCCAGCAACGCCCTGGACAGGTTCAACAAGGCGCACCGTCATCTCGACGTCTGCGAAAAGACGGAATCCGATCTGGAGTTATGGAGCAGCAACCTGCGCTGCCATGCCACAACACTCAATTCCCGGATAATTTACAAATAACCAATACCGCCATGAAAGAACAAACATTGAAGGAACTCTACACAACGCTCGATCCGACCGAGCAAGCAAACATGATCCGCTTTTTCGGGGCACAGCTCTTTGTCTCCCCCACAACGGCGGTCTACTATCTGCGCGGGTATCGCCAACTGCCGAAACTGAAACAGCCGGTATTGGCCGATTACGCCGAAAAAACATACGCCGTCAAACTCAAATTCTCGTGACCATGTATTGCGACAAAGACAGCAACGGCCGCGTCTCAATCATGGATTTGACGAGCGACGAGTTCGACACGATCCGCCGGGCGATCATGGCCTTCAAAACGGGGCTGCTCCAAAATCGCTTGCCAGCCGGGTTCGCCCCTCAAAGCGAAACCTACGAACAATATCACCGTGCAGGGATAATCCTGCGCCAAATCGAAACTCTCGAATAATACAATCGGGGGGGGTGTCCGAGGGGGCCCCTCCAAAACGCGAAAAGATGATACCTCAAGAAACAATACAACAGCTCAACGGTCTCGACATTCTCCGGGTGCTCCAGGACGAGGGGCTCGAACTGAAACGGGCCGGCACTCACTACGAATGCTGCTGTCCCTTTCATGGCGAGAAAACACCCTCCTTCAAAGTATCGACAACCCGGGGAACCGCACATTGCTTCGGGTGCGGCAAAACATGGGGGCCGATCTCCTTCGTCATGGAACGGTACGCGATGAACTTTGTAGAAGCATGCCGCCACCTCGGAAACCGCTACGACATCAAATGGGAGGAGAAAGAGCCGACACCCGAAGAATTGGCAAAGCGGTTCGAACGCGATCAACTCTTTCGCGCCAACAACATCGCACTCGAATTTTTCCGGTCCATGTACCGACAATCTGACCCGGCGCAGAAATACGCCACCGGACGCTGGGACGAGGAAACCATCGAGGAGTGGTGCATCGGTTACGCCCCCGGCCGGAAAACTCTACTCCGCCACATCCGAGACCAGCACGAAAACCTCGACATATTCATCAAGGCCGGACTCATCAAAGTCAGCGACGCAGACGGGGACATATACGACGCCTTCACCCAGCGCCTCATGTTCCCGATCCGCAACCAGACGGGCAACGTCATCGGTTTCACCGGCCGGGCCATCAACTCAAAGAAGAACGCCGAAGGGAAAGAGCCGCCCAAATACATCAACACCAAAGAAACGCCCATCTTCAAGAAGGGCGACATTCTATTCGGGTACTTCGAGGCACAACGCATCGCCGCCTTACGCGACGTGCTGAACCTCGTCGAAGGGAATCCCGACGTGATCCGCATGGCGAAGATCGGCCAGCAGAACACCGTCGCACCGATGGGAACCGCCCTCACGAGTACCCAAATCGGAATGATAAAGCGCATCGTCTCGAAAGTTGTCATCATCGGCGACAACGACACAGCCGGACAGAAGGCGGTCGTCAGCCATGGCGAAGCTCTCACGGCGGCAGGGCTGAACGTGCGGGTGATGATACTCCCCGGAAAAGACGCCAAGGATGCCGACGAGTATTTCAAATACGAGGCCGCAAAATCCTATGACGAGTGTATGGCCGAAAATTCGGCCGACTTCGTGGACTTCATGTATCAGACCAAGGTCGGGAGCGTCATGTCGCAGAATGACCGGCTCGATGTCATCAACTACATCTGTGGCCTGCTCATTTTCTACGACGAGACACTCGCCCGCATGTACCTCGACAAATTCGGCAAAGAGGACAAGCAGGGTAAAATATGGAACGAGACCTACTACCGGCTGAAAAACAAGCGCCAGGTCGAAGCAATCCGCGAAGAAAAGCAGGAGCAGGCCGACCTGGTGGAAAAATACGGGTTCTACGTCAAGAACAACTGCTACTACGGACAAATCTCTAAGGTCGGGAACGCGATGCCGTGGACGAATTTCATCATCCGCCCGATCGTGCTGATTTGGGACGGACCTGCCTCCTACCGCATGTTCGAGATCGAGAACATCCACCGTGAAAAATGCCTTATCACATTACCGCAGGACCAGGTAACGACACTCGACAACTTCCAGAAGAACATCGAAGGCAAAGGCAACTACATCATCGAAGCCGTCGTGGCGAAACAGCAATACACGCAGCTCAAGAAATACATCTACGAACAGACGCCGACGGCCCGCGAAATACAGCAACTCGGATGGCAAAAGCAAGGCGAATTTTTCGCGTGGGGCAATGGCGCCTTCGATGGCGAGGTGTTCATCCCGGCCAACGACTACGGGCTCATCAAAGTCGGCGACAAACTCTACTACCTCCCGGCCGCATCCAAGGAAGCCCGCGAGGACACCACCACCTACAACCTGCACCGAAAATTCGTGTTCGTTCAGCAGAGCACCGTGACGCTCTACGAATACGCCCGACAATGTATCGACGTGTTCGGGGAGAACGCGAAAATAGCCCTCTGTTTCTACTTCACGACCCTATTTTCGGACATCGTGCGCGCAACGATCGAGAACATGCCGATTCTCGACATGTTCGGGCCACCGGCAACTGGAAAAACCCAAATGGCGCGCGCCATCGTCGCTCCCTTTCAAGTCAATGCCGAGTCGATCAACCTTCGGAACGCGACACAAGCCTCGCTCGGCGAAGCGATCGCCGAGGTATCGAATGCCGTGGTTCACATCGACGAGTTCAAGGAGGACATCGACCCGAAGAAAGTCGAATTTCTCAAAGGTATATGGGACAACAGCGGCCGGAGTAAAATGAGCATGGACGGCAAGAAAAAGCGGACCATGACGGCGATCAGTTGCGGACTCGTGCTCACGGGCCAGGAAATGACAACCTCCGACAACGCCCTCATGTCCCGAATCGTGATGCTGACCTTCTACCAATCCAAACATAGCGAGGAGGAGAAACAACGCTACGACCAGTTCAAGACCATGTGCAACCGCGGACTCTCCCACCTCACACACGAACTCCTCCGAGAGCGCCGCAAGGTAAAAATAGGCTACCGCGAAGCCTACGACCAGACAAACGCCGATCTCCGGACTCTGACGCGCGGCGTCATAGACCGAATACTTCAGAACTGGAGCGCCCTGCTGGCAACGCTCCGAATCCTCGAAACACGGCTGCAACTGCCGTTCACCTACGCCGAGACGCTCGAAATCGCCGCACGGCTCTGTCAGATACAAAATGAAAAAGCCGAGCAAACCAACGAACTCGCCGGCTTCTGGTCGTCGATCGACTCGCTGGCCAGCCTCGGCAAAATCCAAATGAAGGGCGAATATAAAATCATATCCGGCCCGGACTGGTGTTTTGCCAAAAAGAAAGAGCGCAAGGAACTCCCCGGTGGCCGCGAGTACCTCCTACTTTATTTCGGCCCGGCGGCCGACCTCTACACGATGCACAGCAAGAATCTCGGCATAAAATTCCTTCCGAAATCCTCTCTCCAAGAATACCTGCAAAAATCCGAGGAATTTATGGGCACGAAATCCGGCGTGCGCTTCCTTCCGCACCTCGGCGTTGGCGGTGCCGTTTCCGCGACAGAAACAGCACAGAGCAAGGTCACATCGGCGATGGTATTCGACTACACAGCTCTCAAAGAAAAATATGACATCAGTCTCTCAATGATTGCATACGGTGACGGAAGCGACGAAACGGACGCCTCCGTCGAAACTGAAGACAAACCATTTTAACCAAAATTCTCAATCCTATGTACAAAGACAACGCAGAAACTCCGCGCTCAAAGCGAGCCTGCTGGAACAGAATCGAGGCCGTAATCAACATGGCCCAGATGACGACGAACGCATTCGCACGCCACATCGGACTGCCCCGAGGCGAAAACCTCTACCAAATCAAACGAGGGAATAACGGCGTGTCTCTTGACCTGGCCAACCGCATCGTCGCAAAGTTTTCCGAAGTAAGCAAACTTTGGCTTTTAACCGGCGACGGCCCGATGCTAATTGAAAAAACGGAACCGGCAAGACTTACGCCGTGGGCATATTTCGCCGGAACTGCGCTCCACGCACTAATAGCGAAAGATGTCGATTATCCGGAAAAATCGGCAGCCCATTACGCAGATCGCATGGTCGAACTTTATGCAAAGAGAGGAGGTCGGCAATGAATTTTCATATCTCGTGCATGGTGTTCGTACCCGACGAGCAACAGCAAATCGAAATCCAAAAATGGATGAACGGTATCGGATGGCGAATCCTCGGAGGACGAGACAGCAAACGTTGCTTTCTCGTGGCTGATACCGACCAAAACGCCGCCTTGTGGTTGGAACTGGACAGGGGTGCCCGAGCATGTTTCAGCCAAGATTACTACGATTGCGGCGAAAATATCGAAATGTTCAAAGCCCTGGCGGCGATGAACAGCGACAACGACCGCGAACAATGGTTCATCGCTCACGTCGTAATCCGCTTCGACCGGCTGAAAGACACGGTGCAGACCGAAACCGGAGAGCGACTGATTATGGCCGGTGACTGGTTCAAAGTCCTGATCCCGCGAGCCAACAATATCCGCGCGAAATGGATGGCGGCAGGGTGTCCGAACCAACTTTCGCACAAAGCGACCAAAGAGGAGATCATCGAACACTTCAAAAAATTAAGACGATGAGCGGAAATTCCAACAAAAAAATCGCATTCAACTATTTCGGCGGAAAATTCACATGGCTCGACAACCTCTACCAAAATTTTCCTGCGCAATTCTCGCACCTGGTCGATCTGTTCGCCGGCTCGATGGTCGTCTCAATAAACTATCGCGGAAAAGTCATTCGCACAGCGAACGAAATCAACGGAGAAGTTACCAATTTCTTCTGTCAGCTGCGCGACCACGAAGCAGAACTTGTACGGGGGCTTCGTCTGACACCCTACTCAGAAGAAGAGTTCGATCACAGCTGGGCAGAAGATAGTATGGAGATCTCCGATATTGAACGTGCCCGTCGATTCTACATCCGTGCACGGCAATCCTTTTTCGGACTCGGGGCCCAAAGACAGAAAAAAGGCTGGCACATGTGCAAACAACATATCAACGCACAAGGAGGCGAGGGTGTTTCCCGATGGAGAAACGGAGTAGAAAAGTTGCATGAAGTAGCGGCAGAGATTCGCAACAACTTTCAGATCATGAACTGCGACTACATGGAAGCCATCGACCGAATTGATTTCCCCGGCGCTTTCTTCTACTGCGATCCGCCCTATCCTCTGGAAAGCCGAGGCGGCCATAATAAAAATGGCGATTATCGCTTCGACTTCACGGATGAAGATCACGAGCGACTGGCCGAACGCCTACACCGGATAGAAGGGATGGCCATGGTGAGCAGTTACGATTGCCCGCTGACAAATCGGCTCTATGCGGACTGGCACAAAGTAAAGTTTCCGTTCAAGCGCAATAACATTCGTAGCAACATTGTGAACGGCTCGGGAACGGTCATGCAAGAGTGCGTATGGTGCAACTATGAACCGCCCGTGCGTGCGCAAAAACTTTTTTGATCATGGGCAAAATCACTCTTTCAGACCTCCACGCCCGCCAAGCGTGGCCTTTGGAGCAGAAAATCGACCACACCGTCGGAGCAATCGAGGCGTTCATAAACTACTGTGAAAAGCACGGCCGCAAGCCCTACGTCTCATTTTCCGGCGGACTGAACTCAACAGTACTACTCGACATCGCCCGACGCTTCGTCGATCCAGATATGCCGGGTGTGTTCTGTTCGACGGGCAACGAATGGCCGGAAATCGTCAGCTTCGTTCGACACACACCCAACGTCACGATCATCCGGCCGCAACTGACGCCGCGGGAAGTGATCGCCCGATACGGGTTCCCGTTGGTCAGCAAAGAGCAGGCGCATGCCGTGCGAGACATCCGCACATCCAAAAGCGAAAAACTGAGAAACTATCGGCTCTATGGCGATGGGAAACGCCAGCAAGGCATACTTGCGAAAAAATGGCGCTATCTAAGCACAGAACCGTACATGACCTCGGAAAAATGTTGCGAGATATTGAAAAAAAGACCTTTTGCAACATATAACGCTTCAACACTCAGCCTCCCAATGGTTGGAACTATGGCAGGAGAAAGTAAACGACGAGAGATTACATATATCAGTCACGGCGGTTGCAACTCCTTTTCAGACGACCCGCGCAAGACACACAGCGCTCCGTTGTCGATATGGACGAATGCGGACTGTTGGGCCTACATCCGCAAATTGTCGGTGTCATACTGCCCAATTTACGACGTACCGGGCATAGATCGCACCGGCTGCGTATTCTGCGGTTTCGGCGCCCACCTCGGGGGGGGGAGTCGCTTTCGGGTACTTTACACCCTGCATCCGAAACTCTACAAAATGGCAATGAATTACTCCAACAACGGCCACACACTCCGCCACGCCCTCCGGCGTATGGGTGTTGAACTGCCGGATGAGACACAAGAATTATTCTGACGATGGAGGCAAAAATCATTCGGGTATTCCCGACCAAGACCAATGCGACGCCGGATGACGAACTGGTACGCATCCACGAGGTGCCGTCGCTGTTCGACGAGGCCGACGAGGTACATATATCGGTCGCTTTCACGTGGGACATTCCGTGGGCGGAGTGGGCCGCCAAACAATGGGAACGAGTTGCCCCGGTGAAGATCGGCGGTCCTGCCTACAACGAGCCCGGCGGGGAGTTCGTTCCGGGAATGTACATGAAGAAGGGCTACGTCATCACTTCGCGCGGGTGTCCGAACCGCTGCTGGTTCTGCGCCGTGCCCAAACGCGAAGGCGGTCAGCTCCGGGAGTTACCCGTGCGAGACGGATGGATCGTCCAAGACGACAATCTGCTTGCCTGCTCGCCCGAACATATCGACGAAGTGTTCGCCATGCTGGCACGGCAACCTCATCGACCGCAGTTTGTCGGCGGACTGGAGGCCGCGCTTATGACCCCGGCGATGGCCGAACGGCTATACGAGTTACACCCCGATTCGCTCTTTTTCGCATACGATACACCCAACGACCTCGAACCGCTTAAAGCCGCGGGAAAAATGCTCCTCGATGCAGGCTTAACCAAGGCAGGCAACCGGCTACGCTGCTATGTGCTGATCGGCTACAAAGGCGATACCTTCGAGAAAGCCCAGAAGCGGATGGGCGAGGCATGGCGGGCAGGATTTATGCCTTTCGCCATGCTCTACCGAGATCGGGAGGGAAAATTCGACAAAATATGGCGCCAGTTCCAAGGGCAATGGGCCAACCCGACAATCACCTACTGCAACTGCAAAAAATATTTCGGAAAATGAAAACACTCTATCTGCCACTCAAAAAGGAATGGTACGAAATGATCGAGCGTGGAGAGAAACCCGAGGAATACCGGGCGATTGTGACGTATTGGATGACAAGATTATTGGACTGTTTCCCTATGTTCAATATGCCGACCGACGACGGTCAATGTCTCGAAGAAGGTGTGAACCGATGCGCTGGTTGTACAGCGGCAATGGGGCCTCGATTCAAGGAGTTCAACGCCGTCTGCTTCTCCTATGGTTATACCCGTCGCAGGATGACATTCGAATGCAAAGGCATCACGATCGGCCGAGGCCGGCCCGAGTGGGGAGCGCCAGAACACACAACGTTTATCATCAAATTAGGAAAAAGATTATGACAACAGAAACTATTTATACACCCGATGAGCTGACCTCGGGACATTGCAGGGCCTGCGGAGAAGAAAGCAACGAAATTTTGATCGGCGACGGCCGATGTCTGGATTGTATCGAAGACGAAAAGTTTTTCAAAGAAACAATGAAAGGATTATAGCCATGCAACTCCTTTACATCGACCTTTTTTGCGGTGCCGGCGGAACCTCGACGGGCGTTGAGCGGGCACAGATCGACGGTCGCAAGTGTGCGAAAGTCATCGCATGCGTCAACCACGATGCCAATGCGATCCTCTCGCATGCGGCCAACCACCCGCACACGCGCCACTTCACCGAGGACATTCGCACACTCGACCTCGGACCGATGAAAGTACACGTCGCCCGAGAACGCATGAAGCACCCCGGTGCGAAACTCGTGCTCTGGGCCTCGCTGGAATGCACGAACCACTCCCGGGCCAAAGGCGGCATGTCGCGCGACGCCGACAGCCGCACGCTGGCCGATCACCTTTTCCGCTACATCGAGGAGCTGCGCCCCGACTATATCCAGATCGAAAATGTCGTTGAGTTCATGGAATGGGGGCCACTCATCGTCAAGGAGAGCGTCGGCCCAGACGGTGCGGCCTTCTGTCCGCTCGACATCAAACACGACCGCAAGCGACGGATAACAACCGTCGCCCCGGTGTGGGTTCCCGACCCCGAACACAAGGGAATACACTACCGCCGCTGGGTGGAGGAGGTATGCGCCCACGGCTACCGGTTCGAACATCGTGTGCTCAATGCGGCCGACTTCGGGGCCTACACATCCCGGGTACGATATTTCGGGCAGTTCGCGCGGCCGGATTTGCCGATGGCGTGGCCGCGGCAGACGCACGCCCGAAATCCGGAGCAGACACGCGACCTTTTCACCGAACCGCTCGCGCCGTGGCGGCCCGTGCGGGAATGCCTCGACTTCGAGGATCGCGGTGAGTCAATCTTCGATCGCCGCCGGCAACTCGTCGGAGCGACACTCGACCGCATCCACGCCGGGCTGGTGAAATTCGTCGCAGGAGGCAAAGACGCTTTCCTCGTCAAATACAACTCCCGAAACCAGTCCGGCAAATACATCGCTCCGGGACTCGACGCTCCATGCCCGACCGTGGCGACACAAAACCGGCTCGGCGTAGCCCGTGTAGATTTCCTGTCCAAGCAGTTCAGCGGACAGCCTGCGGGCAAGAACATCCCCATTGACGGCCCGGCCGGAACCGTTACGACAATCGACCACCACGCCTTCGTATCGGCATACTACGGAAACGGATACAACTCACCCGTCGAACGGCCGGCCCCTACGCTGACAACAAAAGACCGATTCCAGTTGGTGCAGCCATTTATCACCAACTACTATTCCGGCGGCGGGCAACTCTCCGGAGTGAACGAACCAACCGGCGCGCTGCTGACGAACCCCAAGCAGCGTATCGTGAACGCCCACTACCTGCTGAATCCGCAATACCGGTCCGCCGGCGGCTCTGTGGATGCGCCTTGTTTCACGCTGATCGCACGGATGGACAAACGTCCGCCTTATCTGGTATCCATCGAGCAGGGAGTACCTGCCTGGACAATCAAACCGGACGACATTCCCGAAATGGTGCGCGTGAAAGAGTTCTGCATCCTCTATGGCATCGTTGACGTCACGATGCGAATGCTGCGCATCCCCGAGATGAAACGCATCCAGGGATTCGGCGACGATTACGTGCTTATCGGATCGCAGGAGGAACAGAAGAAATTCCTCGGCAATGCCGTCGTCACCCAGGTAGCGACCGCATGGAGTGAGGCAACAGCCGCAGCTATCGACGAAATAAAATCACCTGAAAAACAACACAAAAAGTCCAACTATGAAAATCACAATCGAAAACACCGACAAAATCGTTACCCTGAACGGAATTCCGGCCCGTATCTGGGAGGGAAAAACCGACTCCGGAATCCGAGTCCATTGCTTCATACCCCGGATAGCCGTGAGACGGGACGAAGCACGCATCGAAGAGTTTGAACGGGAATTACAGGAAACGGCATCCCCGAGTCCCGAAATAGCCGCCTACCCTTCACGCCTGATTATATGACGTCCCGGCAAATCAAAGCGGCGCAGCTCCGCCACCGCATGGCCATCCAAGCCATGACCCCGCACCGGCTACCGAAGCGGCCGACTGAAGTCGAACGACACATGGCAGACACGGCAGTCGATATGCTCGTGCTGATCCAAACGTTACCCTACATTATGGGAGACCTCCAAGAAGAACTGGAAAAAGCCGGACAATTTCGCCACGAAATCAAGCGCCGCCACCGGCAGGCCGAAGAGATTATTTTTTCCGTAGCAGAACCGGCTTACCGGATATTTGCCAGGTTCAAGCCCGAAATTGCCAGAGGCTTCCTCGACCGAGTAGATGACCTATATTTCCGCATAAAAAGCGGGCACGGACTGCACGGTGTCGAGGAGGCTGTCTCTCTCCTCTACGCGGCATGTCAGCTGATCGAACGCTACAACCACCAACTCGAACGGACCTATTATTTTGAATACGCGGACCTGCTCTACAAAATCCCGAGCCTGCTCGATTGCATCCCCTGCAAACGACGCGACATTACCGCACAAATAACGGAAACTCTACAAACCAATAAATGACAATGAAAACGTTCGTCGCCTTCATTCTCCATCTATGGGCCGCAATGGATAGGAATCAAGAGATTTTGCGAAAATCCCAACCCTGTAATCAACTCACCACTACACCCGGAGGCATTGTTGCAGCGACCTCCAGTTGCTATCCGCTCTCTCAAAACCTCAAAAACGTATTAGCCAACTTATCAGCATTATCGACCACCATAAGGGCAGCATCTTGCACCATACAAGAATTAAACGATGCGATACAGGCACTCCGAGGGATACCGTGTTACTATCCACCACTCCGGGCACGTCCCCGGCCGAAGCCGCGCAGGTCCCGGGCCAAGCATCAGCCGACCCGGTTGCAACGGCGCATGAACCGCCAGACGAAGCGAAAGCGCAGAAAATAAACTGAAATATAACGCGCGAATATGACTTTTTACGAAAAATCGGCCAACATCGACCAACACCACTAAAAATCAACAATATAACGCAACACAACGAACCTACAACCGACCTACAACGACCAACACGCAAACCTACATTCTAAGACTATGACCTACAAACCTACAAAAGCACATTTTACAAAATATTGATTTTCAACTTTGTAGGTCGTGTAGGTCATGTAGGTCGAAAAAACATGTCACCATGATAGAATACGAAGAAATAACCCCGGAGGAAATCCAAACCTATACGACGAAACTCGTGCCGAGGTTATTGCGCGTTCCTCCCTACCAATGGACCCGCATCGACGACATTGCCAAAGATGTCATCCGATTCGTTGACATTTGCCAACACCTCGCTAACCGCGGATATTTCCAGGACGGAGATGGCTATACAGTTATCGAAATCAAAGAGAACAAGTTCGTGCGACTCGACCCTATGTACATACGCACGCATGATACCAAAACCTTTCGAATATGGAAATAAGATTCAGAGCCAACGACCAACTTACAATCGACTACCTGCGCCACTTGTTCAATGCTCCGGCGCCCGGACCAATCCGTCTATCCCTCGCCAACGATTTCGGCCGCATGGCCGTCGGATTGTACAAGGTCAGCGACACGCCCATCGGCAGGCCCGATGATGAACTCACCGTAACCCTCATTCTGCCGCGCCACCAAACTACCTACGCCGCATTGACACGCTACGTCTTTTTCACGGAGGCCGACACCAAACGGCTCAACATGATTCTCGACGCACTATTCAACATCGACCTCGACACCTACTACCTGCAAGGCATCCAGGCCGGCATGCCAAAGCGCGACATCATCGAAGCATTCGTAGTCTCCCGGCATCTCGTGTCGGCCGACTATGCCGAGACGCTGGGCAAACGAGCCTACCGAACATCACTCGCCGCCATCCGTCGCAAAGCCGACCTTATCCATCGAAAGGCGCGTTATCATTTCAGCCAGATACAGCCACCCGAACCTCCGAAAAAGTAACCGCATTCACATATAATAAAATAATTTAATTTGACTTGCGATTTTGTCAATTTTAATGTCAAAAAAATGAAACAGAAATTTATCGCCCGCATCGGGGCCAAAGCATGGAACGATCCTTCTAATTTTTTCCGGGACCTGCCTCTTTCGAAAGTCAGCCCCCGGAGCATCGAAATCACGCCAAAAGAGGATGACAACGGCACATACTGGACTACCAAGGTCACGGCAACACTCCTCAGCAACGTCGAGCTTCTCCACCAGCCCTGCATCATAAAAATTCGGCTCACAACCGGCTACTACATCCTCGGCACGAAAGATTTGCCATGCCGCCCACTCGTTAAAGAGGGTGAACTATGCGAATTTACTCTCGAATACAAGACCAAGAACCCGCCGCGACCCATTAAAAAAGTCCTTTCTATCGCTCCTGGGTGCGAGTAAGTTTGTGAAAAATTCACAAATGTTCCGCATAGAAACAACCCAGAATCCGCTTCAGCTACTTTCTGATGTCCGCCGCGGGCAATGGTTCGTACACGACTACGAATCATTGCTCCCGGTGGCGCTTTCTTTTCTTCACGGCGAACGAGTCGGAGAGGCCCGCCCCTTCTTCGAATTTTCTGCCTCGGCAGTCAACCTTTCGGATCAAGTAGGTCCGGGTTCCGAATCCAAGCCGTCGAAGGTAGCCGTCATTCCGATTGTCGGAACAATCACCAAATACGACTCCTGCTTCACGATAGGAGCCGTAACCTATGCCCGTGCAATCAAACGAGCCGCAGATGATCCGGAGATCTGCGCCATCGTCCTCGACATCGACTCCGGGGGTGGCGCCGCGAATGCGGTATCCATACTCAAAGAGGCCATCGGCCAAACGCAGGCACTCGGCAAGCCGATCATCGCACATGTAGACTTTTGTGCGTCTCTGGCTTATTGGACGGCCTCGCAATGCGACGCGATTTTCTGCGACAATCCGCTTTCCGAGGTCGGGAGCATCGGTGCATTGTATCACATCGTTGACGACACGAAAAAACTGAAAAAGGAAGGCTATACCGTCATCACGGTTTACGCAGATGAAAGCACAGACAAAAACCTCGGCTACCGCCAAGCGCTCGAAGGCGAATATGCGCTCATCAAGAAAGGACTCTCCCATACCGTCGCACAATTTCATCAGGACGTGAAGGCCGGACGGCCGAATATCAAAACCGACGCACCCGGTGTATTCTCCGGAGCCATGTTCCACCCGGACGAGGCTCAAGACCTCGGACTCATCAACGGAATGATGACCCTCGACGAGTGCATCGAAAACGCCGCCATCCGGGCACAATACAACCACTAATTTTTCAAAATATGGATTTCAAACAATTTCTTTCCAACACCCAGATGGGCAAAGTGGTCGTTCGCTTTCTCAAAAAAGAACCGACGGCTGACGCGCAGGGCAAGATGGTACTCACCGCAGAGGAGGAGCAGAAACTGACCGAGCATTTCGGGCCGAACTTCGTATCCTTACTCAAGGAGAAAACCTTCTCGACCGAGGACGAACAGGCCAACGACCTCTACGAAGCGGCCCTCCACCACGCCACCGAGCAGGTCGAAGCCCGGTTCACGTCTCAGATCAAGCAGCTCCAGAACGACATCGCCACGCTGGCGGCCAAACCCGAAGATCTCCCCGGAGCCACGACGGCAATCGAGGGGATCAGGAATTTCCAGCGAGGCCAATTCAAGGCCGACATGGCCCTGGCCCACAACAAAGCCGCGGCCGCATTCCTCCAGCGGGGCGTCATGGCCGACACCCCCACGATCGAGGTCGGAGATCTCCGCAAGGAACTCGGCCCGTATCTGTCGCAGGGCAACAACCTCGACATTCTCCAGCAGCTCTACCAGGGCTTCTCTACGTCGAAGTATCTCACGTGGAAAAGAGCTGCGACGGAGTACAAGGCCGTCGAGAGTGAATCCGTAGACCACGTCGTTCAGCAGTTCACGGCGAAATGGACGCCGCGGGGAGGTGCGAAATTCCCTCCGCTCACGATCAAGAATTTTCGCCACAAGGTCAACTTCCCGGTTATTCCGGCCGAGGTCGGCGAAAGCTGGCTTTTCCACCTCTACGACGAGGGCAAGACGCCCGACCAGATGCCGATCACGCGCTACATCGTCGATAAGGTGATGCTTCCGCAGATTGCCGAGGACATCGAGAACGTGATGATCTCGAAAGCAAAATACGTCGCAGACTCCCAGAAAACGGAGGATACGATGGACGGCTTCGAAACGATTCTCGTTGAAGCCAAAAAATCGCTCGACAAGCAGATGAGGTTCTTCAACACCACCAAGAACCTGCTCGAAGCGACCGACGACGAGGTGCTGACCGTCATCAACGACTTCGTGGCGTCGCTCGCACCGCTCTACAAATCGAAGCAGATGCCCGTCTTCATGTCGGGCGATGTCTACCTCAAGTACAAGCGGGCCTACAAGAACAAGTGGGGCGCCGGTTCCGGGACGGAGAAGGTGAACTTCGGCGCGGATCGCGTCGATTTCTCGAACTGCTACCTCCAGGTGCTCGACAGCCTCTACGGCTCGCCCATCGTCTTCTCAACGCCGAAGGAGAACTTCGTCGGCCTGCGACACAAGAACCCCGAACAGTTCATCACCGACATCCAGAAGCACGACTACGAGGTGCGCTTCTACTGCGAGTTCTGGCTGGGCGTCGGCTTCCTGCTCGGCGAAGCCGTGTTCGCCATTGTACCGGACGGCTACGACCCGAAGGCTGCGATCTCCTCGACGCGCGAAGGTGCCACGGGCAAGTGGATCACCTCCAAGGTCGAAGACAATCAGGAATCCGACCCCAGCCCGGAGAATCCGGAGGAAAGCAACGACCCCGAAACCATGTAAACACCAACAGCTATGCCTTACACAAAGAAAGCAATCGGGCGCCCGGCCGGAGGAGCCGGGAACCCGTCCCCGAAAAATCCGCACATCCTTATCTTCGACATGGATGACGTCGAAAGCTATCCCGTCCGGGAGGTCGGCGTCACGATTGCCGATGACGGATTCAAACTGAAAGAGGGTGCCAAACTCCAGCCCGTATACGCGACACCCGACAGCATCGAGCTCCTTCAGGAAGCCGAAGGCGAGGCGGATGCCCGCGGCTACAAAAAGGGCGTGAAGTTCGCACATCCCGGAACCTCTACGGACATGGAGGACTTCACCGAGTACAACACCAACCGCAACCTCGGCGCCATCGTCCGCGGTTGCGACGGCAAGGGCGCCAAGATCGTCGGCTCGCCCTGCAATCCGCTCTCGCTGAAGTCCGAAACCCAGGACACAAAGGAAGGTGCCAAGAACACCATCACGCTCCAGCAGGATGTCCGTGACGAGTTCCGCATCCTTACCTACACGGGAGAACTGCCCGAAGTGATGGACGAACCGGCCAAACCCGGAGAAACCCTCTGACGCCATGGCAAAGGATCATTCCCAGGAACGTAAAACCCCGGAAGCAGGAGCAATTCCCGCTTCCGGGCCCGTTCCCCAGCTCGGGATTTCCATCGTTGTACTCGGCTCGGCCGAGGCTCTGCCCCTGCTGACAAAAGTATGGGAGCAGAAAGCCGTCGGAGCCATTATCATCCCCGTCGAAATCGGTGAAGGTCCGTTCTCCGAAGTCATCGACCGGGTGATAGCCAACGACGACATCCCCGACCCGTTCATCATCGTCCCGGCGAACTGCTTCCCGACGCACCGCGTCAATCTCGCCGACCTCACGGCTTATCGCGTCCGCCGCATGAAACCGAAGCCGGACTCCGACAAATGGGTGGTAACACCCTGCACGGGGCTTCCGTTCCTCGTCGAAGCAACAGCCGTGCTCCAAGCCCTCGAAAAACTCGGCGACACCTACACCGAAGAGGAGTTCCTCGAAGTGTACAACGGTATCGCCCACCCCGGAGAGCTGCCCGAGGAAATCGGCATGACTTTCGGCAACACCGTGAGCTATGCCGTACGGTGTCCTGAGTGCATGGGAACCGTCGCCGAGGCACTCATCCGAAAGCGTTTCATCTGCGCCTACGGTGAAGGCTTCGCCGCCATCAAAAGCCGACTCGCGCTACTCGTAAAGGATGAATGATAGCTTGACGGCGGAAATCCGCGCATGGTTGAGAGCAGGAGCCGAGGTCACAGCCGGCCTCCTGCTCTTTTCTCAATTCAGCAACAACACCCGATTCGCGTCACTCGTCAAAATAAAGCCCGCGAAATACCGGCCCTTGCTGATTGAAAAATTGTGCACCCTGGCCGGCATAACACCCCCAAGCGAAGAGGCACGCCCTGCGCGACGAAGATTCCGCGACGATTTTCCCTTCCTCCGGGCTCCGGATTGTCCGCCCGAGTTAAAAATCCTCGCTGCGGATAAAATCACAGCACACGAACGGTATATCCAGGCACACGAACGGCTGTTCGACTGCACAACACTCAACGAGTGTTACACCACCGCCCGGGAGGCCATCGAGAACTTTCTGGAAAACCGCGCGATATTCCAGGAACTCGACTACTATCGAGAACATGGTGCGATACTCGGCAAACATCGGATTTTCGAGTACCTGCGCCAACGGCAACAACTCCACGGACTGAACATCGTGGAGCTGCTCGCCGAACAACGGCGCCTACGGTCGGCAATCTGGCGCATCAATGACGAAATCAAAAAAGGGACAAAACCCTACCTGCAAGCCGAGCGGGAAAAGCGCCGACACCAAAAGGAGACACTTCTGGCTGAAGTGGATAAACTCATAGACGCCTACACCAATGCCCAAACAAATCTACGAGCGAAATAGAATCGGGGACACCTTAACCCGTGAGCAAATCGAAGAACTCCAGCAATTCGGGGCCTTAGAGTGGGAACCGCGTGACATGGCCATCTATTTCAGCTTCGACATCGCCCAATTCACCGCCGAATACAACGATCCCGAGAGCATCATCACGCTGGCCATAACCCGCGGACGCCTGCAAGCATTGGCAACGATTAATAAGAAACTGCTCAGAAACGCTGAAGCCGGCGACCTGCCGGCTATCAACCACCTCGAAAAAATCCGGCGCGAAAAGTCGTTCAAAACCTCGAAACTCGACATATTCGGCACTTTCGACAACGAGAAAGCCTTTCGCCGCGTCTACGAGTACATGGCAGAAGGCCGCACGAATGATCTCTCGAACAACGAAAAGCTATTTCTCGACCTGCTCTCGATCATCAACTCCATAGATCGCCAGGTGGGCAAACGAGCAGCGATCAAGTTTCTGACCCAGCAACTCGGATATAGTTATGACCGGGCCGCGGACTATTACAACCAGGCCGACGCGCTGTTTTACTCCAATCGGAACACGACCAAGGAGGCCCTCCGGAATAAATATGCCGAACTGCTCGAAGATTTGGCTCACGCTGCGAAGAACGTAGCAACGACTCCTAAAGACTACGAAGCCGTCAGCGAGATCATTGCCAAGGCTGCGAAAATCCGCAAACTCGACGAGCCCGAAATCCAACGACTGCCGCCGCAAATGTACATGCGGCCCTTGCGCGTATTCTCGCTGACGACCGATGTGATCGGCCTCCCGCCCGTGAACCGCCAGGAGATCAACGACCAGATTCAGCGACTCAACATTCCGGAAGCAACCAAGAGCCGTCTCCGCAGGGAGTCGCTCATAGAGGACGTGGACATCATCGAAATTCTGAACTATGGGAAACAGAGCGAAAATTAAAGGGCCTGAGAAGAAAGTCTATGTCGATCTCCAGTTTATGAACTGGCTCGCCCAATTCTGCGCGATGATTATGCCCCGTAAACTTCGGCTCGTCGCCGGACGAGGTTCGGCCAAGACGACCGAAATACAAGTCGAACGGCTGATAGAAATGGTCTACGACATGCCGGGGGCCCCGGTGGCATGGGTGGCCGATACCTTCGCCAACCTCACGGCGAACGTCCTCCCGATGGTATTCGAGGCCCTCGAGCGCAAAGGGTTCCGCGATGGCGTCCACTATGTCGTAGAGAAACAACCGCCAACCTTCACGGAAAAGGAATGCGCCGACCTCCCGAAATGGCTCAAGCCCTACTTCTGGAAACCCTACAACAAAATCATCTCCTACAAGCGGACAATCGTATTTTTCACCGGATTGAACATTACCTTCGGCTCGCTCGATCGCCCGGCGTCCCTTGCCGGACGCTCCTATGTCCATGTATTCGGCGACGAGGTGAAATATTTTGCCGAGGCCAAGATCGGCAACCTCCTCAAAGCCCGACGCGGCTACCGTCTGCAATTCGGACACTCTCCCTTCTATCTGGGTGAAACCTTCACGACCGACATGCCCAACACCGGCAATACCGGCGAATACGACTGGATTTTCAAAGGAGCCAAGGAAATGGACCCCGAGACCTTACTTCTCGTATGGAAAACGGCCTCCATAGCGAACGACGCCGTGCAAGAGTATATCGCTGCCAAAGAAAAGTTCTACCGCACGCAGGCCGATGCCGACCGCCAAGAATATCTGAACAAATACAAGACCGCGAACCGCTGGATGGAACGCTGGTACAATCTTCGCCACCATGAAAAGGCTCAGAGCATGTTCCTAATCGTTTCGAGTTACGTCAACGTTGATATCTTATCCCCGCAATGGTTCGCCGACGCGCTCGCCTCACAGCTCTCCGACGTCAATGCCGCAATATTGTCGATGCCTCCCCGCATCGAGAAGGGACAGCAGTTCTACCCCAACTTGGGCGAACGCCACTTCTATACAGACGGGAACATCGCGGCCGTGGAAAAGGCACTCGGCTTCCATGACACCGAGGACTGCCGTCTGCTCCGGCACCTCAATCCCAACCGTGCAATCGACATGTCGATGGACTTCGGCAACATGCTCTCCATGCTCATAGCACAGGACGACGGCCGCGTGCTGCGCATCCTCAAAGAGTTCTTCAGTCTCCCGCCCGAGTGGGTGCGCGAACTGGCCGACAAGTTTCTGCACTTCTTCGCGCCTCACAAACACAAGGTCGTTAAATTCTACTACGACCGAAGCGGCAATAACTACAAGGGAAGCAATCAATCTATGGCCGTCCAAATCAAAGAAGCCATAGAACGAAACGCCACGGGATCACCGACCGGCTGGCGCGTACAGCTCATGTCACTCGGTCAGGCGAATATTCCTATGTCCGACGAGTATATCTTCATGCAAGAACTGATGACCGGACACAATCCGCGCCTGCCCGAATTGCAGATCGACGCCATACATTGCCGCAATCTCAAAGCATCGCTCGAACTGGCTAAGACGATCGTAGACTCGAAAGGCCGCATCGGCAAGGATAAGAGTGCCGAAAAATCCTCCGACCACAAGCGCCTCGTCACATCGACAAATTTTTCGGACGCATTCAAATATATGATGATGCGCAAGGAGTGGATCGCCATCGTCAAACGAAACCTCGGCCGCGGACTCCCCGGCGGCACGGCCGGCGACGTCTCCGTGCGATAGAACAATATTGCCT